TGAAGAGAAGAGGGATGAGAGACAGGACAAGCAACAAAAGAGAGAAGAAAGCAAGCAGGATAAAAAAGAGTTTAATCCTAAAGGTAGACCTGAAGATGGTAGACCTAAAAACTCTAGAGATACCGAGAAAAGAAAACAAAGAGAAGTTACCCCTAGAAAAACCATTAGGTCTTTTGATCTAGTTAGTAAAACTATTTGGGCAACAGAAGCGCAGTCAAAATTGTCTGAGCTTGTTAATCCGGCTATGTTATCGCATTATGAAAAAGCAAGCCTTCGGTCTTTAACTAAAAGCGAAATGGATCAACTTGAACATTTAAAACTATGCATTCTCTGCAACATTGAACCTTTTATTGAGATTACTCCAGAGGTTCTTAATAGTTTACTTAAACAACCTTTAAGGATTGAGGCGAGCTTGGCAAAAATGCTTGCAGATCTTAAAGACGATTTTCTTAATAGAAACGAAAGACAACCTACTATTGACGAAGCAAGACAAATCAATGTATCGGGCTATGCTTTAAGTAAAACAGCTTAACAGTTTTAACAATAATTTTTCTTTATGGTGTATATTCTTTTGAGGTAACATATGAAAATATATCAAAGCGAACGAGACGCAGGCTTAGAAGAAGCCATCAAAGCAAACGCTAGCGTGGCCTACGCTTCGCCGGTAAGTATATACATACCGAGCAAGAGACAAAAAGAAGATATTAAACAGGTTGTTCTTGCAACAGAACTAACGTCGGCAGAAAATAAAGACCAACTTGATCTTTATTATTTGAATTCTATTTTGGTTTCTACCGGGTGGAATAAAAACGACGACGTTTTTGATAAAAATGAAACATGGGCTGCTAAAGATACTCCGGTTGACAAGCAGTTTAATTTTATGCATGACGAATCAGATATTATTGGCCATATAACAAGTAGCATTGTTATTGATGAAAGTGGGCAAGAAATAGATAATATTGCTAGTATTAATAGGTTCGACATTGCGACAAGTGCAGTTCTTTACAATAGCTGGACAACGTCAGAGCTAAAAGAAAGAATGACAAAAATAATTGCAGAGATTGAAGAGGGCAAATGGTTCGTTTCCATGGAATGTCTTTTCAGTAATTTTGATTATGCTATTGTCTCTCCAAACGGAGAAAACAAAGTTATATCAAGAGATGAAGGTTCTGCATTTTTAACTAAACACTTAAGATCGTATGGAGGGACAGGGGAGTATGAAGGATATACCGTAGGAAGACTGTTAAAGAATATTGCATTTTCTGGAAAAGGGCTTGTTAACAATCCTGCTAATCCTCGCAGTGTAATTCTTAATGACGTTGATCCTTTTAATGGTTCGCAAGCAGAACAAATAACTAACTCTAATATTAACATGGAGAATAAAGATATGTCTGAGGTTCTCAAAGAACAAGTAGACGAACTTAAAGCTGAATTAACTCAGGCCAACAAAGCGCACAATGCTCTTAAAGCCGAAATTACTCAGCAAAAAGACGAAGAATTTCAATCTAAAACTGAAGCTTTTGAAGCTACTGTTTCTGAAAAAGAAGAAGCTGTCACCGAAGCTCAAGCTGCTGTAGAAGCTGCTGAAGCCAAGATTGCCGAACTTGAAGAAGCAATTGCCAAAAAAGACGAAGAGTTGGTCGCTGCCAACGAAAAGATTGAAGCCCACGAAGCTGAAAAGAAATTGTTTGCTCGTAAGAGTTTACTTCTCGAAGCTGGTTTGGACAGCGAAGAAGCTGAGGCAGCCATCGAAAGATTTGCTGAAGCAAGTGATGCAATGTTTGAAGAAGTCGTTTCCCTTATTTCCGCAAAGAAAAAAGGCGCACTTCCTCCATGGCTAAAGAAGGACGAAGATAAAGACGATGACGACAAAAAGAAAGACGCTAAAAGCGAAACTGAAGTTGAAGAAGTAGAAGCTATCGAAGCTGACGAAGCTACGGAAGCAGAAACTGACGAAGCTGAAGTTGAAGCTCAAGCCGAAATTCTTGAAGACGTAGAAGAAACGGTTGAGGCTGCTTTAACTGACGCTGGTGACGATTCTGACGAATTGCAATCAAGTGTTAGCGCGTGGCTTGAATCTAACGTACTTCGTTCCACGGCAACTCTTAACAAGTAATATGTTTTTTAAGGAGACATGAAAATGGCTTTAAAAGCTGACAGAAATGAACTCGATGTAGATATTTCGTTCTTCATGAACGTAACCGCAGAAAGAGGCAAGATCGTTTGCATTAGCACCGTAGGTTCCGGTGCTGCAATGGATCAAGCTGGCGCACTGGTTGACTTGCAAATAGCACACGCTTCAGAAGCTATTCCGGTTGGCGTTCTACTCAATGACGTGGTTGATCTCGACCTCACTCGCCAGCATATCAACTGGCACAAAGATGAAGTCCAGAAAGGTGGAAAAGTTTCCATCCTGAAGAAGGGTTATGTTGTAACTAATCAGATCGTAGGCACGCCTGCTCTAGGTGAACTGGCATATCTCGATGATGGTGGCGCAACTGGCAATTTTGCTACGACCGCTCAAGTTACAGACGGCGTCGAAAACGTTGTAGGTCGTTTTATGTCTAAATTAGACGAAGATGGCTATGCAAAGATTGAGATTAACCTACCAATGCCGATGAACGTAGCACTTGCTGCTGCCGCCGACGTATAAAATTAACCCTTATTTGGAGAATAAAAATGAGTAGAATGACTAAACCCGATGATAATTTCATCGAACTCATTCAGCGCTCTGGTAGCGCCGATAAAAACGAAGCTCTTGCTGCACAGCGTGAGCTAGCGGTTGCTCTAGAAAGCCCCCTTCGTAAGGGTGTTTTAGTTGGTGATGTTCTTGATGGTATCTTTGAAAAGATCCAAATGGCTCCCGGCTCAGCTGCTGAATTTCCACTTGACCTCCTTGCTCCCGGTAGCGAAGGCGACCATGTGGCTTACACTAATCCCGGTCACGGTCGTATTCCCGAACGTGCTGTTGAAGGCGATTATGTCATGGTTCCAACCTATACGGTTGCTTCCTCGATTGATTACCTCCTTCGGTATGCTCGCGAAGCCCGTTGGGATGTTGTAGGTCGTGCCATGCAAGTCCTCGAAGCTGGATTTGTTAAGAAGATTAACGATGACGGTTGGCACACGCTGCTAGCTGCTGGTGTTGATCGAAATGTTTTGGTTTATGACGCTGACGCTGCTGTTGGCCAATTTACCAAACGTCAGATTTCTCTGATGAAGACTGTTATGCGACGTAATGCTGGTGGTAACACTAGTTCGTTGAATCGCGGTCGTCTGACTGATATTTATCTCTCGCCGGAAGCCCTTGAGGACATCCGCAACTGGGGTATTGATCAGGTTGATGAAGTTACTCGTCGCGAAATCTACCAATCTGGTGACGACGGAGCTGCTATCACTCGTGTCTTTGGCGTGAATCTTCACGACATGGACGAAATGGGTGAGAGTCAGGAATATCAATTGTTCTTTAGCAATCAGCTTGCTGGTAGCTTGAACGGTTCTGATACTGAACTCGTCGTAGGTCTTGACCGAACTGCAAATGACAGCTTTATCATGCCTGTCAAGCAAGACGTTCAGATCTTTGAAGACGACTCTTTGCACCGTCAGCAACGAGCTGGATTCTACGGTTGGGCTGAAATCGGCTTTGCTGTTCTAGATAACCGGCGCATTTTGCTAGGTTCTTTCTAAGAATTTAGTTATATGGCTAACGATATAAGACCGTCCCTAGATTTCTAGGGGCGGTTTTTTTATATGGTGTATAATACTATGGAATAATAGCATTGTAATTGGATTACTTTTATATGACCAAAAGAACTAAAACAGAGCTATCATCACAAGTTAGTAACCTATTACTAAATAACTCTTCTGGTTTAATTAGTCCAGAAGATATTAGAAGCGTTTTTACTGATGTTGGTGATTCCTTACTTTTTTGGGATAGCACAATACCAACTAGCGCAACTGAAGCTTGTGTTAAGGGTGAGTCAAAATTTGGCAAAAATGCTGATGATATACATCACCTTTATATTTGTGTAGAAACCAACACTTGGAAACGAGCAGAATTAACATCTTTCTAAAAGAGGAGACATAAAATATGTCAGCTATGTCAACATATCTCGAAAACAAGATCGCCAATCACGTTTTGAGAAACACGGCTTATACGACTCCCGGCACAGTTATTTATGTGGGTCTTATTAAGTTTTACGAAACACCAACCCTAGAGGCTGGTACACTTACTCAAGAAGCTAGCGGTGGATCATACGCAAGAATCCAAGTAACCGCATGGGATGCTCCTAGTGATGGGGCAACTCAAAATACTGGCGCAATTACTTTCCCAACTGCTACAGGCGATTGGGGAAACGTGTCTGGTGTAATAGTTTCAGACGCCGCAACTGCTGGAAACGTTTTGCTTCACGGGTCTTTAACCACGACTAGAGACGTTAAAAGTGGCGATGTTTTTAAATTCAACGCTGGTGATTTAGATATTACGTTTGCATAATCACCTTTCTTAATTAAGGGGTGAATTATGACTCTAGTAGTTAAAGATAGAGTAAAAGAGACCTGTACAGGCACAAGTGGCAACATGGCCCTTGCTGGTGCAGTGTCTGGTTTTGTAGCCTTCGATATCGACGCAACCTTTGATGGCAATACAACCTATTACGCCATAGAAGATGCAGATGGCACAAAGTGGGAAGTTGGGTTGGGAACGCTCAGTGCAGATTCCACCAGTATTGTACGAACTACAATTCTGGCAACCCAAGTTAGTCTAACTGACACCACCAGACAAACATTTAGTGGTGGCGCTCATACCATATTCTGCACTTATCCTGCGGGTAAAGCTGTCCATCTTGACGCTTTAGGTAATCTTTCTCATACTGTTGATATTAGCGCTGATACTAACTTAGCTGCTGGTACTGGTATAACTCTCACCGGAGACATTCTTTCTACGACTGACGGTGAAATTGTTCATAACAATCTTAGTGGGTTTGTTGCAAATGAACATCTTGACTGGACTGGCGCTAGCGCTGGAACGATACACGCAACAAATTATACAGATACAGACACAGTTTATGCTCTGCCAGAAGCAA